AGCCCACGACAAAGATGCGCGGAGGCCATTGGGGAGTATGCTCGCTCATTGGTTAGCCCCCTTGTCGTCACGAGTCTCGACCCACTCGGCAATGGCATCAGCCAGAGGCTCCCGGTGGCGGTAGCAATACCATACCTCATCTCCGGCTTCTCGTAGTGCCTCACAGCGACGGCGTAGCCGTGCGTTCTCCGCCTTGAGCGTAGCCATATCTTCGCCCACGCCCTTGAGGGCGTTGTAGAAATCGTTTGTCTGACTCATTAGGCGTAGTTAATGTGGCTCTTGGTTGCAGAGAGGAAGGTAAGGGCGTTACAGCCGTTAACCACCTTCGCCTCCTTGTCGGTGAGCAAGCGTAGCCGGGAGACATTAGCCATCTGCTTGGAGAGGGCAATGAGCAGGTCGGTGTCGATGTTCAGCGGAACAATGGTGTCGGAAGTATGGAGCATTAGATTGCGCAGTTCCATAGCGTAGGAGTGTGGCGAGCCGAACTTATCTTCTGGCTCACAGCGGAGGCAACCGATACCGAACCGCCCCTTGAGGGAAGACAGTTCGTCGTGTCCGGCGTTGAGAGCCGACACAAGGTCGTGAACTGCCGGAGACAGTTCGCAGTATTGTTTATCGTAGGAAGGCATCGTGTGTGTTTGGTTAGTCGTGTGTATATGTTGTGGACGAGTGGATGACTGTTGTCAAGTGCTTATCCGAGGAAGACGGACTTCAGCGCGACAATGGGGAAGTCGTTATAGATGGTGCATCCGGGATACTTCACCAGCATCTTCTGGATGCCGTCGCGGATGTTGTCGGAGCCACACTTGAGGTAGCGGTAGCCCTGCTTCGGGTCTTCGCCCGGCAGGACGAACACAACCTTGTCGGTCATATCCTTGACTACCTTCTTGAGAGCCTTTTCGGCTTCCTTGTCGGCATCAACCTTATGGACGAGAATGTCCACGAGGTCTACAAACTTAAGGGAGGTAGCAAAGTCCCAGCCGTAGTCGCCGGGCTTGGCAAGGAGCGCGAGGTCTTCAGCCTTGCGTTCGGCGATGGCGGACACCCAGCCGATGCTGGTAGAACCGCCGTGACCTTCGTTACAGGCGGTGCAGACAGGCTGGCCGTTGAGGCAGACAGTCGTGGTGAAGCAGATGGTTTCTTCGGACATCCACTTTACAGTCTTGTAGGACTTAAGCGTGAGCGTCTGGTTATTGATGGTGAGTGCAGTAGTCATATGTCGTGTTGGTGTATATATGTGTATGAACAGTTGTAAGGTAGTCGTCAAGATTATTTTTTAGCCTCGTGCTGGCGGAGGTTATACCGGGCAAGGTTCTCGTGGAACTGTGCATTGTATAGGTCTACGGACAGCCGTCCGATTTCCTCAAGCGAGGTAGACCGAGTGAACGGCTCCCCGGCTTTAAGCGATACTGCCCGGTGAAGGGCAGACTCGATGTCGGTGCGAACCAGCGTCTTCTTGCTGACGATGGTGGTGAGGGCTTTGAGCCGGGTGTTATAGTTTTTCTTTTCCATAGGTGTAGTGGTGGCGGGGATTAGCGTTCGTCCTCGTGTCCGTTGAGGCACTCGCACATCGTGTGGTCGGTGTCGTTGAAGACCATCATCGAGGCTTTGTTCTCAATCGTTTCCATCCGGGCTTCGGTGTTGAGGTATTTGGCGCTCCCGTAAGCAGTCGCATTGCGAACGCCGAGGAGGTTGAACCATTCGGTTCCGAGGTCGGTTACGACGGCGTGGGAGTAGTGCTTGGTTTTCATACGCGGTGGGTTGGTGAAGATTATTTCTTCTGGATGATTGGAGCGAATGCTTCGGCGAACTCCTTGTGGAGCGTAGCCCACTTGGCCTTGGGGCTGACCTTGACATTTACCTTGTCCAGCCAGACCAGAGCGGTGTGGCGGATGTTGGCGGGCCGGGTGAGGAACAATCCGTCCTTGGCACAGGACAGAGCCTGCGCGGTGGCGAAGATTTGGATTTGGTCGAACTGCGTGAGGGTGATAGTATTCATATGTGCGTTGGGTGAAGGTCTATGTTATGGATTATGGGTGAACAGGTGTCAAGCGTATTCTGTTAGAAGGACATCCCGGAGTCTTTGAACGCGCCCTGTGACCGGGCGGACTTGGTGAGGGCTTGGCAAGCGTCCCAAGCCACATTGTATTGTAGGACGGCCTCCTTGAACTCCGGGCTATCTTCCCCGAACTGCTTGCGGGCTTCCTTGAACCCGACAGTCTTCTGCTGGAGGTTGGCCAGCAGGGGCTGACGGAGCGTTTCGTATTGGGCGTATGTCATATGGGATGATTGATTACATTCACTATACTCAAGCCGTCGGTTATGTCAAGCGCATAAAATAAAGACAAACTATGCACCCGGCTAAAAATATGTTGTTGACATATCCACACAATGTAGTAGGATACAGTTCTTCAACCGCACTACACACATACAACTATGTCTCATCCGCACATCCACCTCATCCAACACGCACACGCCGTCCTGCGAGGTCGCAACATCCTCCCCGGTAGCGAGTCTGCTTACGAAATCTGGTTTCGCCACTTCGACGGCGACGCGAAAGAAATCATCGAGTCGGTCAAGGAACACGGCGACATTCTCCCGTGGCTCTACGACCAAGCCGACCTCTACGCCAACACCGATGCCAACTACTCCACGCCTCACGGGCGCAAGGTCGCTCGTCGCCTCCTGTCCCAATTCGCCAACTGAAAATATACACTTGACACCTGTCCACCTTTCTGAAATAACATATCTACTCAAGCACGACATCTCTATGGAACCCACCAACCAAAACGAACGCCAGCCCATCACCAGCACCGCAGACTTCAAGGTCGCCTGTAAGAACGCCAAGAAGCACCTCCCGGAAACTGTGATGCGTCTTGTGAGCATCCTCATCAAGCAGGGACACGGAGCCATCCTCGCGGATGCCATCCAGCACCTCTCCACGGACACGGGCGTGAAGTGCGTCCGCCCCAACAACTCCCGTGAGGTTGAGCGTATGACCCGCAACCTTTCCAAACTCCGTATCAACGGAGGCATCCTCTAACCCCCAGCCCAAAACCACACCAACACGACAGACCTATGAGCAAGCCCAACTACATCAAGCCCGCTTCCATCCGGAAGTTCATCAAGAGCCACGGCAAGCGCACCTCCAAGGAGTTCTTGGAAGCCCTTGACCGCTACCTCGAAAAGAAACTCCTCGTGGCTATCGCTGAACACAACGGCGGTAAGAAGACCCTCGACGCTTCGCTCGCGGCCTACATCTTCGGCAACCGCTAATCACTCTCACACCCACACACGCATATGTCCAACACGACCATCCTCACCACCCCGGAAGCCATCCGCTTCCTCGACGCTCGCAACGCGATGCTCAAGGCCAAGGCCGACTACGATGCCGTCAGCAAGGAGACTCCGGTCGCCTTTCAGAATGAAGTCCTCGATGCCGTCAACGCTATCGAGTGCCTCTTGGCACAGCGTCGCCTCAAGTCCGAACTGCTCGCCTCGCAGGGCGAGTCTGCTAACCGCATTTTCCCCCACAATGTCTAATCCAATGTCTACCACTCCACGCCAGCCCAAAGACCTACGAGTTCTCTGTGCCGTCCTTGACCACAATTGCGAGCGTAAGCCGGACTCGTGGGATTGCATCCGCCGGATGAAGTCTTCCAAGAAGATGGAGCGCGAGGTGTTTGCTCATCTGCCCATCGTCCGGGTCATTGGTAGCGTCAAGGACTCCAGCCCTCTGCGAGATTTTGATTTCGCCCTGCCGGGCAATCGGTTCATCCTTCAGTTTGCTAACTCCGAGGACTCTGTCGCCAAGGACGAGTTCTATATCAACACGGAAGGATACAACTACGCCCGCTACGCCATTCGTATCCGTTAATAGAGACTTGACAGACATACACCTACTACGCATACCGATAACCACACGCACGACTATGGCTCCCAAAAACAAATCCGCAGAACTCGCCAAGTTGGTTCTCGCCGGAAAACACGAACTGCCTCGTGGTGAGGAGCGCGTCCTTGCGGCTCGTCTCCAGAAACTTGCAGGCGAACCTGTTGACCGCGACTCCCGAACCTGCTTCGGCATTGAATGGTATGACTCCGAACTCAAGGCTAACTTCCGCCACCTGTCTGTCCGGCTCTACGGGGAGACTTACAATGGTGGTTGGTTCCACGGGATGGCTTGTGGACGGGAGAAGTCCTTTGACTACAATCGTGACTACTCCACTCTCTACGCCGTGACCATTGCCTAATGAGTTTCATTGCCTTCACCAACGCCGAGGCCAATGCCTTCCTTGATATTGTTCACACCATCATCTGTGGCGTAGCCGCCGGGTGGCTGGCATACTACCTCCTTACCAAGAAGAAGTAACTATGACCACCGAAGACCAGAAGCAAAAGAACATCGCCGAGGCTCTTGCCCGTGAGTATGGGGGCCGGGTGCTGGACTACCAAGAGCAGGTAGAGCGGGAGGCCCTTAACATCCTCTTGCAAGCCACGCACGATGGTTACCTGCACTACCACCGGGCAACGCCCCCAGCGGGCAAGGAGGGAAGCCTATGAGCAAGCCCTGCACAGACCCGGTAGTTCTGTTTGTCGCCCCGACTGAACCCTGTCCCAAGTGCCGGGTGCGAGCGTGGTATTCCACCTCGATGTTCCATCACGCCAGCGCAGATGTCTGGAACGCTCACTCGACCTGCCTCACTTGCCAATCCGTTTACAGTTGGCCCATCAACCCAGATGTCCCGGTGGAATATCAGCCGTGCAACTTGATGAAGCATCTTGCTTGACAAGTGTTCATCGCCCGGTCACAACATCTATACACGACTATGAAAGACATTAACACGCTCTCACCCTCTATCCTACGCAATCTGCTGGCTCGCGTTAGCGAAGCCGCCTCCGAAGCCAACAAGGCTAAAGAGCAGTTGGAAGAAATCTACGAAGCATCCAAGGATGTTGAACGCTACGAGGAACTCGTGCGCGACACGGAACACGACCTTGCGGAAGGTGTTCGCCGGGAAAAGAACGGCGAGGAGTCGGAGTTCGACCTCTCCGTTGAAGACCTTCAGAAAGACCTTGCTGACTACAAGCAGTCCTATGCCAAATACAAGGCGGAACTCGCCACGCTTATCGAGAAGCAGTTTATCTCCGCATCCCTTGACGAAGTTGTCGGGGAAGCCGGACGGGTTTACGACTACCTTAACGACAAGGAGTAATCCGGTCAGATGGTAAGGTCTGTGTGACCATAGCAAACCACCGCATCGTAGTTGAGGACGCTAATCATCTTTCGTCCGTCGTTCTCCTCGCCGATTGAACCGGGCAGGAGGTTGTAGACGAACAGCCCACTCACTTGCTGACTGTGTCCACGAGGCCCCGGACTATTTAGGATACGCCCCACTTTGTGAGCAATATTGGCGTGGTAGTCCACCTTGGTCGGAGTTGTCTCCGGGCCATCAATGCTTGTCATCACGATGACGCTCACAGGAACATTGTAGTTACCACGAGGGTCTGGCTGGTTCTCCAATGCCGATTGAGCCGCCGCCGCTACAACCACGATAGCCGGGACGGGCTTGTCTGCTATACGCAATGACTCAAACACTTGGTATGGGCTACCAACAAAATGTGGGTCGAGTGACCACTTAATATGTGCCTCAACGGCGCGACGGATACTCATAGGTTATTTGTTTTGTTGTGCTTGAAATGCTTTGGCTACGGCTCCCATTGTGGACTCCGCAAGTTTCTCCCCGGATGCTGGTGTGACTTGGTCAAAGATACCCTTTTCCGATATAAGGCCACCATAGTCCCCATACTCGTTGTGTATCTCGACTGTCATACCGCCGTCCGAAATAGTTGCGCCACCGGAACCTTGGTGCGGAAGATTGTAGACCGCTCCGTGTCCAAGGGCCTTGCAGGCCCGAAACCAACCGCCAGCCATCTTACCAACGCTCTTAAGTTTATTGAGGATGGTTGCTTTGATAGCCGCCGGGTCACGCACATAGGTCTTGGCTCCAGATGCGGCAGACATAGATTGATTGATGCCTTCCGTAATCTTCTGAATAGACTCCTCTGGTCTGTCTACGACTGTAAACTTGTTTCCAATGTCCGCCTCGCGCCATCCGGCTTCACGAAATGCGGAGTAAAGTCTCTCAAAGTCACGATGCTCCCAAGCCTTCTTTAAGGCCGGGTTTCGCCAATGAATGGTTGTGGGCATCGACCATAGGACGCTCTCCTCTCTGGCCATAAGGATAGCCCCAATCTTCATCTCGGCTACGGGTCTGTAGTTGGCATTCACATCCCGCTCAATGTTCTTACGGGCTTGGGCAAGTGCGCCGGGCGTTCCACCTGTCTTGGACAGAGGATTGTTATTCACCGCAGGGTAAGACATACGGAGCAGTTCTTCTGCCGTCTCTGCGGCGCAACGCTTAACCAGAACGGGCAGTTCTTTGTTTATGTCCATCCCGGCTGTAGCAAACCTGCGAGCAAGTTGGTCAAAGTCCGTCTTAACTGAAACATTAACAGCCATCAGACAGTCGTGTCGTCGGCTGTGGTCACATCAAACCAAGGAGCCGGGGGACGATAGTTCACCTGTGTGATGACCTGCTTGCGACCAAAGATAACCATACTCTCGCCGTATACAGGCGGGTTGGTTAGCAACGGGCTTCCTGCGGGGATGTAAACTCGGACAGAGTATCCAACTCGGTATGTGAAGCCACCATCAGCCAACATCTGTTCAATAGGCGCACGGCTTACAAGCATTAGCGTGGAAGCACCCCGGAATGTTACAGGACGACCAAACTCGGCCAGAAACTCCGGGCCGTCTGCTTCCATTTCAGACCAGAGGGACATTGTGATAGTGGCCTAATGTCAACGAGCGCAAAAAAGGCCAGCCCCGTAGAGCCAGCCCTTATTAAGCAATCCAAAGATTACTTCTTGGAAACCTTGGCAACCTCGTCCTTGGCCTTCTGGACGATGGACTCCGCCTTTGAGGCGTTGTTACGGAACACGAGCGCACCCGCAACAAAACCAATAACCAGACCAATAATGAATGTAAGCATATAGGTAGATTAATTAACCAAGGTCAATGGCGGTGGGTTCCGAAGGAACTTCAGAGTTTGCACCAACGCCCTCAATCTTGTTGCCGTTCTTCTTGGCCTTCATTGTGACCTGCACCGGAGCAACCGGAGCGGAAGCCGGGGTGACCTCAAGGTGGCCGTGAGTGGCTTCAACCTGTTCGGCAGACTTGCAACGCTTGTCAGCAATGGGGTGCTGGAAGAAATATGCTTCCTTCTGCTCGTCGCGCAGTTTGTTAAACAGGTTGTTGGCATCTGCGGCATCAGACTTGTGATAGCCGTGGGCAATGACTTGGTCACCTTTGATTTCGATAACGATGGAGAACTTGTTGGACATAGGTAAGTTAGTGTGTCGGCGGTTAGTCGTTGTGCAAGACTAATTAGTCGGGAAGGCCGTTGGAGGCATCCATCACAACGCCGTAAGCATTTGTCCAATAACCACCAAACTTCTTGACCTTAAGTTCCTTGGTTGCAACCGGGCTTTCAAAGAGATAGCAGTTGCCGTTGACTGCCGGGTCGAGGTCGGCAAAGGCAGTTCTGGCTTCATCGGTGGTAAGAAAGACTTGGGCGAAAACCTTGCCGTTGTTATCATCAATCACGATGATGCTATAGTTGTTAGGGCTGGACATAAATTAGATGGGGGTTGCGTAAGTGGACGACTGTCAACTGCCCGGTCAAGTGTAGTAGCCACCCTGCCCGTCAAAATAAATCGCGGTCATCTCACACTCTCCAATCTGCTGTCCGTAGGAGTAATAGTATGAAGGCGAGTCTTGGTCGATATAAGAACCGCATTCACCATTGGCGTATTGCGCCCAAGAATACTCGCCAACACTAATCTCACCACATCCGGCATTAACATTGATAGGAGCGGTTCCGCCGTCGAGGAATGTCCCACTTGAAGCGCAGGAAGGGTTGTAGACAGAATACGACCCGCAGTTTCCGTCCGTGTAGTAATCATAATCTCCATCGCGGCCAACCCATTCGCCAGCACTAGGGCAACCTCCGCCGCCGCCGTTATCAATTTGTTCAGTATAAGTGCCACCGGAGCCATCTGTGTAGTAATGGTATCCGTTACAGTCACCCAGATAACTTCCGTAAGAGGTGTATCCCCCACCCGTTCCATTATCGTATGTTCCTCCAGACCCGTCGGCAAAGGTGTCGTAAGAATAGCCACCAACCACCCAATCACCGCATCCAACATTTGTGGTATTGGTTCCGCTTCCGGAGCCAAGATAAGTCCCCTCTACAGGGTATGCACCATACCCTCCATTGCCATTGGCATAGTAGTTATATCCGTTGCATTGTCCGATAAAGCCATTTGACCAATAGTGGTCAACAAGCGTTTCAAAAGAGCCACCCTTGCCGTCAGCGTATTGAGTGTATTGGTTGTAACCAAGCCACATAATACCACATCCAGCGTCGTGATTTTCGGCAACATAGTTAGGGTATCCAAGGACTGTTCCAATCGAAAGGTAAGCCGGGCTATACCACAGGCCGGAGCCGTTAGCAAAGAAAGGTGCGCCTTGAAAGTCTGTGCCAAGGAACGCGCCTTCGGGGAACCAGCCTGTTTGAACCATTGTGTTTGAACCATTGATGCTATACGACCCGCCAGAACCATCGGCAAAGACATCGTTGTATTGATTGCCGGAGAACCAATCGCCATACCCAATGTTAATGAAATACGGCTCGTAGACAGAGGTAATGTATGTTCCGTATGGCTCGTAGGTGTGAGGCTGGGAGTAAGAGCCACCCGTGCCATTGGAATAGTAGTCAAGGCCGTTGGCGATACCAAGGAATGTCCCGTTGCCACTATAGAAGAACGACCCCGCGCCCGGCGTAGAGCCACCATTGCCGTCGGCAATGTCTGGAGAGTGTTGATAACCCACTTGGAACCCGGACTCCGAGTCGTAAATGGGCTGGTCGGTAAATGTCCCAAGTTCCGTCCCGGAAGGCGGGTTAACTACTCTTGGTTCTGTATAGTAACCGCCATCTCCCGTGGAAAAGTAGTTGTAGTTAGTCCCGTGCGTAAGGTAGGTTCCATTTGGGCTGTATGTTGATTGGCCCGGCTCCTCATAAGTTCCGCAAACCCCGTCTGCGTAAATGTCAAAGTGTTGAGAACCAAGTTCAACGCTTGGGCAATTGTCCGCATCGACTGTGAGATAGATGGGTCTGTCTCCATAATCAAGATAAGTTCCCTCCAAAGGACATTCGGGAGGCGGGTCGGGGATGGGTTCTGCATAATAACCACCCACCCCGTCGGCTTTGTAGTAATTAACACTATCAGACGCAAGCGTCGTTCCGGCCACATAGTATTCCATATCGCTCCAGCCAGAAACATACGGGCCGTCAACGACATCGGTTATTGTAGCCTTTTGCTTCTGGGCGCAGGGTGCATCATATCCGACCTCACTAATGAACACATTTTGGTATTCATATTCATATTCAACCAGAGGTTGAATTGTCTCTGTGCTGTCAATTCCGTCCAACTCTCCGCTAAATGAATTGATAACGGCGCGTCCTGCCTTCGACGCGGAAGGAACTGTTTCAAACGGGCTAATGGGGTTTGTGGTCGGCTTGTATTTAAATCTAATTCTTACCCGGCGGGGGTAAGAACCAATATTTTGACCAACCTCCGTGTTTTCCGGAAGTTGTGACAGGTAATAGTTAAAGTCAACATACCATCTTCCGGTGTGAACCTCCTTCTCTGTAGGCTCATTAGTGACCACAAAACCATTGACAGACTTATCGTGTAAATTGCCGTTTACATCGCGCAGGTATGAACGAGTATTGTAATCAATTAAACCTTTATGGGGGCCGAGGCCAATTTTGTTAACGCCGACAACAACCAACTCTTTCTGGTTTCCTTGGCCGTCTTGGCCTCCGTAATAAGACCAGCAGTCGGCAAGAAAAGTGTCTCGAATGGGCATCCATCCTCCCCCGGTAGTGTAGGTCATAATTGCGACATTTATCAGACACTCCGGTATTGTGACCATATTGTCATAGTAAGTCATACTGTTAATTCCTTCTGTGGCGTAACCTTGAGGCCAGAAACAACCACCTTCTTTTGAATTAATTGCGTAAGGGTTTTCCGTGAACTCACCTCCGCGCCCATCGGCGTAACGAACTTCCTTTATGGGAGCAACATTTAACCAATCCCTCTCGTTTTCATCACTAAAACTTCCTTGGCTTATTTGACAACCCGCTCCCAACAGGGTTCCAAAAACAGGATTTCCGGGCAATGTGCATTCTGGATGCGTCGGGTGAGCAGAGCAGAATATTTGCCAAGCCCTGTATTCCTCCGAGCCGCCAAATACGCCGGGGTCTACAATACGGGGCAAGGGCGGAGTCTGGATAGGTGCGCCCGGCGAGTTATACTGCACAATTGAAGGGTGAGGGGCCGAGTAACTTGGATTACCACTATTGTAAACGGCAGTAGCGTTCTGAACCTTTGTAAACTCAACCTTGGCCGGGATGGCTAAAGGCGAACCAATTGCCCCCGACCCCAGACTCTTGTTAGGCTTGGCATAGATGAAGGCAGATATAGTCCCAGAGGACAAGGCATTGTAAGCGGCCTTTGCGTCTTGGTAAGAGTCGTATTGCTTGATTGACCCACTCCCATCGGAGTTGATTGAAATCAGAATGTGGGGCTTTGGGCGATACATCAGAGTGTTACATCAATAGGAGCCGGATTGTCGAATGTGGCCTTGCGCTTAATCGGGCCAAAATAATAGTAAGCATCCTTCCCGGCATCGACCGCATCTTGATAAATCAAGCGTGCTTCGGTAGTATCGACAAATTGTTTGATGGTTACCACTTCGCCATCTTTAATGACGACTGTGGCATACTTTGGAATGTATCCCATTTGTCCACTTGTCGTATGTCAACGAGGCACAAAAAAGCCCCGGTGAAGGGGCTGTTTGATAGCGTCTTGCGACGCTTCGCTTACGAGGCGATGATACGAGCGAGGTTCGACGGATTGCCGATAGCCACGCCGTAAAGGATGGACATCGACAGTTTCTGCTCGCCGGAGTCGCCGTCATACCATTCACGGACTTGGATGGAGAGGCCGGACTCCGCGTCAGTAGCGGTGGCGACATTACCATACCAATTGGTCGGGGTAGCAGGGAGACGAGCCGCGATGAGGATGGACTCCGGAGAAACCGCGATGCCCTTGAGGTTAGCATTCAGACCGCCACCATAGGGGAGGGCAGAATACTGATTGATTTCAAAGCCGTGGATGCGGGGCAGGAGGTTCTCCGTAAGAGGAGCGTTAGTGCCAGAAGCATACTGCGCTTGGATGCTGTTATCCTTGGCGAGCGAGGTGTAGAGGGCCGGACGGATGATGAGCGAGCGATTGGCCATCGGGACATTCGCGTCGGTCAGTTTCTGGGAGATGTCAGCGACAGCGTCGGCATCGAAAGCGGCAACTGTGGAGTTGTAGCCGAGGAGCGGGAAGTCAGCATCGGTGACGAGGGCGAAGACATCGTCCATAACGGCCTTCACGACAGCGTGAGCGGCAGGACGGATGAAGGTGCGACGCAGGACATCGTAGCCACCCTTGGCGACTTCGCCATCAGAGAAGCCCATCACGAAACCCTTATGCTTGTTAAGAGTAACTTGCTTTTGGGTCGAGGTGACAGCGGTCTTGGCATAGCCGGAAGCGCCAATGTCAGTAGCCGAAACGCCGGAAGCGAGACGAGTAGTGACAGTTTCACCGCGTTGCAGGATGTCGCCACCAAAGTCCGTAGTGAACTTGTTGACGAGGGGGAATTGGGCGAGAAGCGTGGTAAGCGAGTCTTGCGCAATGACATTGAGGTTAATGCCTCCGAGTGTATTACTCATATATTAGGGATAAATTATTTAAGGGTTCGACAATTGATAAGTGTCAACCTGTGGTCAGTCGTTCAGTCCTGTGATGCCAAGGTCGCGGGCGCGTTGCTTGAAATAAGCCGTGTCTTTTTCGGCAGATGTGCGACCCGTTCCAGCAACCTTAATGTAATCGTTTAGGCTACCCGGCTTGTCGCCAAGAGAAAGTCCGGAGGCCGGAAGTTTGATAGAACCATCTGGCTGAACAGCACCAGCAAGGTCTGCACGGAACTTGGCTTCAGATGCGCCCTTCTGGGCGTAGAAGGCTTCAAGCACACCAGCGGTAATCTCCGGGTTAAGTTCAGCCTTACCTTTAGGTGGCATAAAACGACCAAGGGAGTCCATCATCTTAACCGAGATGCCGTTCTGGGTAACCATAGCCGTGACAGTATCACCAAACTTTACTTCCTTGCCCTTGGCATCAAAGACCTTAAGTTCGCCGTTAATTAGAGCGGCGGCTCCACCATTCTCGCCTTCAAGAATAGGGTTGGCCATAAACTTGGACAAGGAGCCAAGACCAACAGTATCGCTGGCCTTAACTCGGACTTCTCCGCCACCGGAGTTCATAAGGGTAGCAACGGCGTTGCCAACAGACTCACCGCCTTGGCGGTTGGCTCGTTCGACATTGGCACGAGCCTGCGGAGGCAGATTTTCGTCCGTAGTGTTAGGTGTTCGGCGACGGACGCTTTCTCCACCACGACCTCCGTAAGAGCGGGCCATATTTGGAAATTAAGAGCGACGCTTGAGGTTCGACTGCGCGATGCGTTCGATAGCGATGCGGTTGGCGTTGAAGAACTTGTTCTTCGCACGAGCATCCGTGATGGCTTCAAACTCCTTGAGGATATCGGAGTCAGTCTTGACGGCTTCACCGCCTTCGACGGCAGAGGCAACCGGGTCAACACCTTGGGCCGCAACAATCTTCGCGGCCTTCATCTCAACAGACTTGTCGCCTGCTTCGATAGCGGCAACCTTACCCATAAGGGCTTCAAACTTGGCGTGCAGGGCTTGGACAGCGGCTTGGGCTTCGCCCTTGGCCTTGGTTTCGAGGGCAAGCATTTCGCGCACACCGCTCATTTCTTGTTCAGCCTTGGCCTTCGCTTGAGCGAGGGAGGCAAACTTCTGGACTGCGGCTTCAACCGGGTCGAGAGCAACTTCTTGGGCGACAGGCATAGGGGCTTCGGACTCGTCGGCCTTCTTGGCCTTGCCCTTGGCATCCTTCTTGTTGAGGAAGGACTCCTCGTCATCTTGGTCGGGTTGACCCGTGACATCGTTCTTGTTCACGCCACCGATAGAGTTATCTTCAGCCTTCTTGGCCTTTTTGCCTTCCGGCTTGGAGAGAGTCTTCTCGTGGTCGTGTTCTTCGCCTTCTTCCTTCTGCATATCGGGAGACTCGATGATTTCTTCAACATCGGTTTCATCTTCCTTCTGCTCGCCCTTCATCTTGGCCTTCTTTGCGCTCTTGGCCATAGTAGGAGAAGTGGTATTGTCTTCGTTCACATTGTTCTTCTCCGGGTCAAGACCACCCTGCGGGAGTTCTTTATCAAAGTTCTTACCTTCTTCGACAGTCGGGTTGGACAGATTGCTGTCAGCCTTCTTCGCCTTTTTGCCGGAGGGGGCCAAAGGCTGTCCGGGAATGGACTTGTCAAAGTTCTTGTCGTCTTCTTCAGTAGGAGCAGACAGTTCGGAGTCGGCCTTCTTGGCCTTCTTGGCCTCGTAGTCGTCTTCGCCATTCTGACGGCGATACTGCTTAATCATTTGGACTTCTTCATCGGAGAGGTCGCCAAAGTCACCATCGTAGGCTTTAGTAGCCTTGCTGGCCTTCTTGCCCTTCATCGGGCCACAGGCTTCATCTTCAGAGTCTTCTTCCTTTTCGTCAATCTTGTCCTTGATGAATTGGGGCATCTCGGCCTTGGACTTCTTACCCTTCATCGGGGCGCAATCTTCGGCTTCTTCGTCTTCCTTCTGCTGTTCGATGTATTCCTTGAGGTCGGCCTTCGCGGCCTTCGCTTCGGAGCGGGCAATAGTCTGGGTGGCCAGAGCCTTGGTGACGGCTTCAGTAGCGGCCTTAAGGTCAGAAATCTGCTTGGCTTGCAGGTCGCGCTCGGCAATCAGTTGAGCGAGTTGGGTGATAACCACTTGGTTACCGGAAGCCACTTCGGCCTTGGGGGCGAGCGCGGACTCGATTTCGGCGAGACGCTTGGAGAGGGTTTCCTTCTCGGAAGCGAGGGTGGTTACCTGTTCAGAAAGGGCGAGGGTCTGCTTCGACGCTTCGATGGCTTCCTTGAGTTGGGCTTCAACGGACTTGTTGCTCATATGATTGATAATGTATAGTTGTCAACCCGCGTAGGGGTTGTTGGTAATAATGTTATTCGATTGATAGTAAGTCGGTAGCGTATTCGTGACTGCGAAACGCCGGGTAGACTTGATATCTTCGATGAGGGCCTCAAGGGAGTCTACGACTCCGGTAGCCAGACCACGAGCGGCGGCAAAGTCGCCGTAGAACGATTGGCCCTGTAGGTCTTCAATCTCTGCAAATTGACGAACAGAACGCACATCCCGGATAAAACGGCTATGCAATTCATCGACCTCTCGTTGAAGGTCTTCATATTGAGCGTCGGTAAGTTTTGTCCCCTCCACTCCAGCCGCTTTATACTTGCCGGATTTGATTACCACTTGGGACTTCCCTTCCTTGGCCCACTTTTCCGACTCATCGGTAAGGGTGATATACACGCCACACGCTCCCACGCTTGCGCTGGGGGTGCATACAAATCGCTTACATTGCGAACCAATCCAATATGCGGCGGAGCCACAATCGCTTTCGGTAAAGCCGATGGTTACCTTGTTATATGTGCGGATTTTCTTGGCAAGTTCCTCAAGACCCGTGGTAGAGCCACCGCCGGAGTCGATATCGAACAAGATTTCAAAGATGTCGTCCCGTTCCTTCCAAGTATCAAGTTGTCTGGAAATAACATCAATGTCGGCACAGCCGAGCATCGACTCCAGATACGATAGGCCTTTACCAATTACCCCACGAACAGGGATAATCCCGATGCCATCTCTGACATATGGGGTGCAATCCTTGGCCATAGACTCTGCACCAGCCATCGGCTGACCGGGTGCAGGCTCAACATCGTCTTCGTCAGCACGAGTCCCTGTGGCCTGCTTGGCTTTCTGGTTAGCACCCCTCTGTAACAGTAGGGCAAGGTCTGGGTTAGCAAGAATAGCATTGGCGTTAGCCAAAAACGACTTGGCCTTCAAAGGGTCAATGAGCATTGGCCGTCCAGCGGCAAGAGCATAACACAAATCGTTTCTAATCATCGGTTGTAGGGTTGCTCTCGGCTTCGGGACAGGCCGGGGTTCTGTTTTGGAAGGTTGTCAACGCCCCCGCCCATCTCGTTAATCGGGGTTACAGGGCTTGTATAATCGGGCGCAGACAGTTCCGGCTCCATATTTGTGAGAGCATCTTTCTCCGGCTCTGGCTCCTGCGGAGCAATCTTATCAATGGGGACAATTTGCGGTTGGCCGTCGGGGCCGGGCATAACAACACCCAATGCACCTTCGGGAATGGTCGCAGGGCCACCGGGCTGACCGGGTTGAGGCGCACCGGGCGCACCACCGCCTCCACCGACAGGGGACTTACGCCAAAGTTTGTCTTCAGCGACACCCGTCTCCTCGGACACACGCTTGATGTAAGCAAAGTCTCTGGCCGTCTTGCGGACAGTCTTCTCAAAGGAATAACCACGAGCCTGCATATCGTCGGACGGAGGTTGACGACCCATATCAAGGTCGGCCCGCTCGTTAGCGGCATCCCGGCCCGCATCGACTGTGACTGATTTAGGTGTCACCCACTCACACTTCCACCAATTCTTGGCGTTCTTAATTTCACCCTGCTTGATTTTAACCCCCATCCAATACTTGAAGTATTCATTGAGGAAGCGATGGATGATAATATTCTGACGATGCGCGAAATATCTTCCGGCCTTGGCCACTACCAAACGAACAGAAGCACCCCCCGCACGAGTCGGGTCAGCCACAAACTCATAGGGCAAGCCACCCATAACCGAGTCGCGTCGAAGATGGTCAATAAAACCTGTAAAAGCAGACGATGGACGAGCCGAGACATACGAGACGAGGGACTCATTGTTTTGTAAAACTGCGGTCACGCCACCAAGAACTCGATTAAGGGTATCCGGGTCAGTAGGAACTGTGGTGGAGTTGCCGGGGCCAAGAGGTTGGCCAATGCCCAAGTCACCTGTATCCATCTTTGTATCCTCGACCTTGAGGACACGAGATGTGCGGGCGTTGTCTTTCGCCGCGACCTTCTCCATCGCCAGCAAGTCCATTTCGTCTCGCAAATTATTGATAGCGTGCTGATGAGGCGGGTATGCGCGAGACTGCGAAATATATTCGGCCTCGTAAATGTGCATCATCGAGGATGCGGGAATAAGCGTGTAACTGCCTCCGGCTTGCTTGACATAGTAAGCCATTGGCTGACCCAACTTGTTGTAACGGATGCCATCAGAGATTTCCGTGTTCTGGTATAGGTCTGGCGGTGTTTCGACTCTATGCGTTTCGACAAGTTGGAACTTTGGCTGACCGCCCCGTTTGGTCTTGATGGCAAATATCTCGCCGTCTCTGTCGATGGCTTCCGAAATCATATACTGACATTCCAGCATCGAGAAGCGTCCGGTCACTTCTGGGGCTTCACACTCTTGCTCCCACTCTGCTTCAACCAGCGACTGCCATTCGTAGTCGCCTCCCAAACATTGTAGGCTTATCCCATCACCAACTGTGTAGATGGAGGTATCCTTGAACATCTGCTTGTAGAGGCCGTTGTTCTTTTCCAACCAGCGCGACAAGCGAACCATCTCCCGGCGAGTCGAGTCCTGCATCTCCCGGCGAAAGTCGTCCGGTTGAGGAGCGTCGATACGGGTGCGGTGGGTCGAATAACGGGTAGACTCAAAAGCCCCTTGATAAGCCTTCGGCTTTAAGAGGTTGGACAGGCCGATACGGACTCTGTCGAGGAAGTTGGGGGTTTGCCCGCCCGTCGTGGGCTTGGGTCGAGGTGCTTCCGGAGGCATTAGCGGTCAACGAGGCGGTTGTAATTCGTGTAAAGGCCACGGGTTCTCGTAGGAGAAGCCAGACGCTCAAGGGCATATTTTGCTTCCTGTAGCATCTGGGTGGGCGGCATACTAAATTGTTTTGAGGCGTTGTTCGCACCATCCCCGTAACTCATAATTGTCTTCCCTTCAAGGATGAGCGCAACTGCTTTGTCGCGGATTGCTTCAATCGTTGCTTGGGGAAGTCCGACGAATATTCCGGATGCTGGCATTGCAAGTCTTGCCGGGTGTCAACGCTGTAGGCTGTAAACAAAAAGGCCCCACCCCGGTTAATTGAGGTGGAGCCAGACCAACAACCCTTATGCACTTACAACCGAAATTGGAGGTTTGCTGGACGACCCCATTATCTCCCAGAGCGTCGTATCCCGTAGGACTTGTCGCGGTGATGGGCAGGCGGTTTCCCGGCCCTGCTCCTTTCGTCAGCCAAACCAAAGATTTACCAGAGAGAAACCATAAACGAGTAGCGAACTCGCTCCCCTCTGGCGATGTCGCAGGGTTTCCCTGCAACACCGATTGCAAAGGCCACCTCACGGAAGCCGCATTTGGTTTTGCCTCACGCTTATTCCGCAACTCGGCTTGGTGGTTAACCAAGCACCCGGCGGACGATGAGACTACAACCCCTTCTGCGGTGAGTTCTAACGCCCAAGGCAGTAGAGGAAACCAACCACACGACTAATTCCGCCATATTCCGGCGGGTCGCTCGTGGTCAACGCCACGAAAGTTAAATATCTTGCGCCTTTGCAGGTGGGAACCCGGAGGTTATTTGTCCCACCCGCCTTGTCTGCACAAGCGTCTTGGGGTCAGTATCTTCGCTGGCATCTTTCCCCGTTTTGGACACGGGATGATTGCTGGCGACCAGACCTTGCAATTTCGTTCACCCCATTCCGTCCGTCCTGCGGAAAAGGCAGGCTAATCTTCGGCGCAAGAATACTCCCTGTGTAGACAGGGCTTGTCCATTCTGCTTACGGCACTTTTCAGATGCCGAACGCTTTAGGCGTTCCCCTCTTGCGAGGCTGTGCAGGTGGTTTGCGGGGGTGTTAAAGTGTTAAAGAACATAATCGACTGTGGCCACGGGGGCCGGATAGTCAAGCACTAAAGTTGAAGGGGCGACCGACACACTTCCTTGCTTCCCTGCGGGGCTTATTCCGATTTCCGCTTGGAGGCTCCGTGTAAGAGTCGTGGGGCTGTTAACCATATCCACGCCTGTCGCCAGACTGCCTCCTTGGCTTTCTGCGGGCTTTGTGGCCACAGGGGGTGATAAGCCCTGTCCGGCTGGTAGCCGGGCTACAGACTGCCTTGTAGGCTGTCTTTTTACCTGTCTGAAATGGTGGACAAGGCGGGAGTTGAACCCGCAACTTTCACGGAGTCGCACTTCGTGGGTGCTTCTCTTGCCTTTCCGTTCGCGCCACGATAGCGTTACTTGGTTAGATAACTCGACCATTGAGTATCTTGTCCATAAAGTGAATTGCTGGCGGTCAGACTCTACGCTTTACAAAACAAAGCCAGAGGGATTTAGCGCCTCTACATCTTCTACCAGCAAAATGAAGGCCACGGCAGGACTTGAACCTGCAACTTGCGACAAGGTATCCCTTGAAGGACTCCACAGTTAAATCCCGTTTAACAGGATACAGTCATCTAACTCCCCGTCCCCGGTTGCAACCAGAAGACGGCTTGTTTTGACGATACAGCGGGAGCCGACTCAACCAATTGAGTAGCGTGGTCGTAAAGAGTGCCGCAGGTCATCCTTTCAGATGACAGTTTGCTTGTGTTTAGTTCATTTAACATTCGGTATCCCGAACTCCGGTTCGCAGTTAAATCCGTTACAGATACAGTCCCCGTCAGTCGCCTCACGCCCTTGCAAGAGCAGTAAGACTTTTTTTGGAGGTCAGCGGAACCAATGAACCAAACGCCAATCAGCGTGGGCGTAAAGAGAACGGCGCGGGTGAGATGTCTCGTTGTTTGCCTTTGCTCGCCGGAGCGAGGTGAGAGCAACCATTAGGCACTTTGCCGGGCCGTTAAAGTGGAGCGATGTGGCTGGTTTGGATACCAGACTCCCCCGCTCTATGGATAGTCGGCTGGGGGATTTCACAGGCGAGGTCAGTCTCGCACACCGCATAAATTGGATTTGGGTCGTTCATCAAGAGGCACTTGGCGGGCTTTGCGATAAAGGGGTTTATTCCAACCCCACCCAAAAGTTGAACCGGGTAGCACTTCCACGCCTCTCTGCCTCGTAGGCATCTGGACGCTTATGCGTGTGCTTGCGGGGCTTCTCAACCCCTCCCGGTATTTAAAGTTAGTGGCGTGGTGGCAGGGATGCTACTATTCGCTTTACGATGCTTGAAGCATTGAGACGAAATCATTTGTCCTCTCCGACCTTGGGGGGCTTAAATCTTCCCCCTCGCCAAGTTTGATTTTCAGATGACCAAGACTTACAAAGAACAGGAGGTTTGGTTTTCGGTCGAGGATTGTTTCAGTTAGTGGATGACATTGCTGTCACCCGGCCCTCGATGTTTCCGGCGGTTCTACCGCACTCCTTACTTTATCCGTCGGACGCTTTGGCTTTTCGCTCACGCCCTTGCGGGTGTGGTTCACAGCCCCTGCTTGTTGCAGAGGACTTAAGGTAGCGGTTTCGCGTCTGACTTCAAAGAACAATCAGAGTTAACTCTCACTCTGACTCACAAAGTATACCACAACCGCTTGCGAAAAGATATAAAAATCTGCATCTTTATTTCGTTGTCTATCAACGACTTACAGAAGTGCGTTTTATAATATTTTTGAGATGGGGTGTTTTAGCCCTTTCCACCCCCGGTGCTACACGGATACTTAAACCTGCGTTTCAACCCCGTCTTCATTGGGCGTAATTGCTGTTGCGCCCTCTGCTCCCGGCTTCTTCTCCTCAATCGGCTTTGGAGCCGAGGCTAATAGGCCAAACGCCAGAGCCGGGATAAACTGCATAACTTCACAGTCCCACAAGTGATTGGCTCGCTTACCAATTCGTTTCCACTCCGGTCTACCACCTTGGTTCATTAGGCGAACTTCCGACTCCATTTGCTCAAGGTAGTCGTTGCCTGCGTCAACGCTACACGAGTGCTTCCCGGACTTACGCATACGCGACAGTTGGTCTTTCAGCGCAAGATTGGAGAAGTGGTGAACACGCACAGCACCAGCACCGACATTAACCAATCGGGCAGGAGCGTAAACCTTTGCCACCATCTTCGGCCCTTGGGCCGTCTGCACACGCCACGGGAAGTCGTAGCGTTGGTCACCTCGTAGGGCTGTCCATTGATTGATACCACATTGCCGGATAACATCGTCGAATTGGTCACCACAGTCCACATAGACGAACGATGGTATCACATCGTTAGCCTTTGCCATTTGCGCAACATCTTCCCAAGTCTGCACAAACCGCCAGCGAACAAGCCGTGAGTCTCCTCCCTCTGCCCAACTGCGAACCAAGCAATAGAAGCCGTTTCGTTGCACATCGACTGTCATAAAACGACAGCGGATTTGTTTCTCCCGTGTATAGTCTGTATGAACTTTGCGGGTCGTCGCATCCAGCCGGGCCTCCTGTAGCCACTCATCTCCCATCTTGTATTCCCCAATTGCTTGTAGGACATCAAACGAGTCCGGGGCATCCGACCAAAATTGTGCCATCTGCTTTTGCTTCCAGATGCGGATGGGCGATGCGTCGCCGTTAAGGTCGAGGATATTTTTCGCACGAAGATACATCTCCGCCAAGCCACCCCACGAGCGGGCGCACAATGCGTTCCATTGGAAGCCCACATTAGCAGAGTCTGCCTTGGGATTAGTCTGTGCGTAGAAGCCACGCTGGTTCATCTCATCCCGGTTTGTTCTTGTATCGGCAAAGCGGTGATTGCACCCCTCGCACTCATAGGTCGTATCCTTTTTAATGATTTGATAGTCATACTCGCCGTCCGGCGTAAGAGCGTTGTCGGGCATCCTTACCCTGTCCCAACTCCACGGCTGACGATGGTCGCATTTCGGACATTGAAACGACCAAACACGCTGGTCGGTGGTTACCCACACCTCCTCTGTCTCATCCCCGGCAAACCCACCCTGCGACATAAAGATACGCTTACCCAGCCAACCAAATGAAGTCACACGGGCCGATGCTTCGGCCAAGTGGCCTCTCGGATACAGCCAAGTTTCGTCAGCCACCAGCCAGCGAATAGACCGACGCTGTAGGTTCTTCTCATTGAACGCACCCAGACACCAGAAGGTCATCTCGTCCGTCTGGACTGTCCCCGTCTTCTTATCCGTCTCGTCCTTGTTCAACTTTGCCAAGACCGCCGGGACATTCTCCCACAGAACTCGTAGTCGGCTCTGCATCCAATCCGCCGCATTACCATCCGTGTCATTCAAGTATAGGGTCGGAGCAGGGGCGCGGGCTATGATGTAGCACGACAGCATCTCCGCCATCAGCGACTTGCCCGACTGAATGGGGGCGATGATATGCACCAACCGGATTTCCGGGTCGGCACACGCACGGAGTGGCTCTGCGAGCCACGGGGTTTCCTGCACCCGGAAGCCAGACGGCATCGGCGAGAAAGGTATCTGCCGGATGTTGTCCATCAGCCATTGCACGATATCCCCTCCGTCGTCGGGCCTCCACACCTTGCGCAACTTTGCTTCAAGGCGGTCACCAATCTGTTCTTTTTGGGCGGGAGTCATCTGGTATAGGTCTTACTTTTCGTCCCCAAGTTCGTCAAGGGTGTCGTCCGTAAAGTCTTCCAGCGAACCACCCTCCTTCGGGGCATCCGTATCAACTTCGCCTTCCGCAATCTTGTCAAAAAACGCCGCGTTCGTCGGTGGCTTCGGACTTACCCCGACCGACTCGTCATCCCCAATCGCCGGGGCCTCGCTCCGGACATTTGGGCTATACTCCGCAATCTTACGAAAGATATCATCCCGGAACTCACGAAACGCTTTAAGTGCTTTAGGCGGGTTCTCCGGATTTGCGCGGGGGGCAACAGTCAACTCCGCTCGCTCAATCAACGACCTCAACTGCGACAGCACCTTGGCAAAACGAGCCGCCGCCGCATCCGCATCAATCAGCCTCCCCTCCTCTTGCTCCCGGTTAAACCGAACCTTCTCCAACGACAACAGCGTCCCAATCGCCCGGTCATAATTCCCATACAACTTTCCTTGGCTGGGGTCACCGCTCGTCAAAGCCTGTAGGAATACCTCCCTCGTCAAACGGCACAACTCAACTTGGTTCCGGATACGCTCATCCATCTCCGAGTTACCCGTATCCCCCGTTACCGACTGTAGGATACTGTCCAAATCCCCAAGCACCAAAGGTTGCACAGGCTGACTGATATGCCCCGCTCTCTCGTTGTCAGATTTTCTCCGGTCGCGCCACGCACGAGCCGCCTCAATACTTTCTGTCGGCATTCCTTCCTTAACAAGTTGCGACACTCGCCCCTTTGTTAAGCCAAGTGCCACAGCAATTTCAATTTGTGATGCCATTATTTTTAAGTCGTTGGTTTATAACTGCTTTTGGAAATCTCTAAACTCGTTTTAGCAAAATGCGGGGTCTTACGACCCAGCACGGGGGGTATCCCCGGATAATAGATTTCTTAAGGGGGGGTGGGGGGTGGGGGGGGTATGGGAGGGGGTGATGTGCTTTGAATGCTTGGGTTTGCGCTTGGTTGAGCGTGTATAGCGGTGAGAGGTGTCGATGTTGATGGAAGGTTCAACCTGTAGTTTAGCGGGCTTGACTGTGTTAAGAGGCTTGTGGGCTTGTTTAGCCCGGCGAGAGGGGGTTGTATTGTTCTTTGGGTTCAAAGGCCCCTGTGGGGCCGTGGAGCGTTGGCTACGGGGTGGCTGGTTAACATCCTCCCTCTGTCTTTGCCAAGCATCTGCATATGCCTTGCACGCCTGTTCGCTTCGCATAAACTGTGATGGTGCGAGATTAAACATTTGTTGAATGCGTTTAACCTTCTTTGATACGAATTGTCTGCTACATCCCTTCTGCTTGGCTAACTCTGTCTCGGTGGGTGGGTCACCAATGCCAAAGGCTATGAGGATACATCGGGCTTGGAACAATGCGTCTGGGCTTTCAGTCATCTGCATAGCCATCACTACACGCCTTACTACCTCTTGGACTTCATCCTCTGTGTAAGTGCGCTGTTCTATTGGGGTAACCACAGCATCCTCATATTGTGGGTCAATGGTGGCGTATGCTTGGTGGTCTGGGTTGATTTCAAAGGTGTAGTTGCCATCGCCTTCACGGGCCTCCGGCCCAAGGCCACGCTTGATATACTCTTGCTGAATGGGTGTAGGTTGCTGTGCAAACCACTCTGCGTAAGCGTCCAAACCCCCTTTTGAGGTGAGTTTCACGGGTTTGTAGACAAAATCCGCACTTTCGCCTTGACAGCCATCCGGGAGTAGGGACATATAGATAGTAGCAAGTAGCAAGTAGTATGGTTATACTGTAGTATGATTACAGTATCGCCCCTTGCGGGGCTAACGATGAGAGTGATTGACTGTTATCCTGTAGCATAAGTGTAAGTGAAGTATTGCGTATCGACCGGGTTAGAACGGATTGACTGACGGGTCGTGTTGAACGCCCACCCACATTCCCTCGCGCTGGTTCCATACGACAATGGGGTTCGTAGCGGATAGACGCATCAAGTGGCCAACCACATCGCTCGCCGCTATCGTGCCGATAGCCAATTTGCGGGCTACATAGCGAACAAACGGGCTTTGATTGGCATCTGCGAGATGTTGGGTCGGGGGCATATCTATCATTTTGTTTAAGTCCTTGAGGGAGAAACTGTTAAGCGAGTTCTCGTCATTGACTTCCCAGAGAATGCGACCTTCAGCGTGACGCAGGTTGAGCGTATGCGTTGGCTTGCTGTCCTTATCCAAGATACCAGCACGCTTGCCTCGCTTGGTAAGCACCAACTCAAAGAAGGGCTTTACCCGGTCGGTGCGCCGAAGGACGGCTACCTCTCTTGCCCAATTGACGAGTTCGGAAGAACCCAACCCGGAGTAGGCCAAGTCTGAAACTGTCGCAGAAGATGAGTCTTCCTTGGCTTTGGGTTTACCCGTATGGTGCAGGAACACCCAGACGACATTCGTCTCCATCAGCACGGGCGTAATCCAATTGCGGAGGAACTGCGATGCGTATGCTTGGTCACTAATCGCCCCACCTGCGAACGAGAGAAGGGGGTCGGCAAAGAAAAAGTCGGCCTTGTGATGGACGATAAGTTTGCGTGCCTGCTTCACAAACTCCAATCCAACCTTAACTGTTTCTCGGTAAAACTTGATGTTCTTACGGAGTAGGACTTTTTCCTCGTCGGACAGGGACATCGACCCGGTAACGCCCTTGAAGGCTTCCGCCAAATCTCCTGTGTCGTTCTCGGCCTGCATCACGATGCACTTATACGGACGCTTTACCTCGATGCCGAAGAAGGGCCTTCCCACGGCCAGCATAATGGCCATCTGCATAAGGAAGGATGACTTACCGATGCCGGACTGTCCAATGACGCACAGGGAGCCGCCTTGGCAGAGCCAGCGATTACCCAAGACTGTGGTGGGGTCGTTCTCGGTGTCGTAGTTCTCTAACTGCTCGATGCTTACCTCGTCCGGGACTTCAGAGGACTCCAGATACGATAACCAAGCATCCCACGACTCTACGCCCACATTGAAGGCGACGATGCGTTGTTCGTTTGCGCCACGCATAACGCCACCAAGGCGTGACCAGCGTGACGGGTTCTTGGTCATCTCGTCTGGCTCGTAGTCGGCGAGGTAGTCAAACACCTGCTGGCGACGCACCTTCCACTCCTCAAAGTCCTTTGCCTCAACACGCACCCAAGCGTGAAGGGATTTGCCTCCAGAGTCGATGATGGCAGAGATAGGCAGTTCGCTCTGCTTAAATATGGCGTATTGTTCTTCCTTGGGTCGGGTATCAAACTCAACCAGCAAATGACGGAACACGCTTACGCTGTCATCCCGCCCGGAATACTCCTCTGGCTTAATTGGGTTGATGCGGATGTAAGCCCCTTGGGGCTTGTCACGAAACAGTTCCCGGTCTTCGGCTGTTGCGCCAAAATATTTAGTGAGCCACCAACCAACAGTCTGGAATGTCCCCTTGCTTGCCGGGAACCAGCGTCCGTCTTCGTCCTGCCCAGCGTCATTGGTAATACAGATGACTTCGTCTTCCTTAAAACAGTTCTTGAGTAGTTCTTCTGTGGTGTAGCGTTCAACTTCCGGCACAGGGCGTAGGTTGCCCAAATCCACTTTGAACTTACCGGATTGCGTAACGCTGGACAGCATCGCCTTGCGAGGTGCAAGGTCACGAGGGTCGTCAGTTAACAGCCAGCCACGGGGTTGCGAATGCTCCTTTGTCTTCGCATCGTTCATCTTGTGGCGCAACTCTCGCTCCGGCCACGGGGGTGAACACTTAAGGTTGTAAGCCATCAGCAATGCCCACGCTTCCTGTTCGGAAAGGTTGAAGCCGTGATAGAGGGCAATGGCGAGCGAGTATGTCTGTCCGTGACCATCCTGCCCACTAACTGCTGGTGGTGTTGCGGCCATATACTTGGCCGCTCGTTCGTATGGGGATAGCATTTGGTGTGCGTGTCGGGGACACACGATATGCCGGGTTTTGCTACCCTGTCAACCTGTTAAGTGAAATAATTTTCAGACCGCATCAACATCAAACAACCCGCCATCCTTGATATCCTTTCGGCGCGACTTCTTCTCGTGCTGTATCTCAAGCCCGATGCGAACGCCTGCCCACACAATGGGCATAGCGTATGAGAACGCGGCTGACGCAGGGCCTTTGGGCAAGCCTGCCTCGTGAGCCATATCCGACTGCTTCATTCGGGTCAGAGCAATCCACGGGTTCACATCCGACATACGGGCTGATGCCTTGAAAGAGAAAGTATCTTGGCGTGTAGCAAACTTGTTAGCCCCGGATAGGTCACGGATTGAAGCGTGGACGATTACCTCGCTCTGGAGAGGGCGATGCACGGCGTGATACTCAATCCGCAATGGAGGGGTAACCACACCCGGTCTTGGGGTGCAGACGACAGTCACCATCGTCTCCGATGGCTGGGAGGATGCGAACTCGTAGCCCGACCCTTCCTCAATCTCCTTCTGGTAGTCTTCTATCTTGACCTCAAAACGAGACATCGTCCGACTCTCCATCGGACTTCTTCTTCATCCACGGCTTGCGAGGATTGTTGAACGAGGGCTTGGTAGGAACGCCTGCGTTCTTGCGGGCCTTCCACTCTTGGAAGTCTGCTTCCTTGACCGCCCCGGCGGTTTCAAGGTCTTGCTCGCCGAGGAAAGCGAGTTGGTCGGGGGATACCCAAATCTTCTCACCCGACTCGACGGAACCCTTGTCGTGGTATTCGACTGTGATGGCCTTGATGCCAAACTTGGTTTGGATGCCCGCCTTGATGATGAGAACTTTCTTCTCGGCAAACTTTCCGTTGGTTACGCGACAAAGGTCGCCGTGGTCTAACTCGTGTCTTTCCATAGTGATGATTGGTTGGAGGTAAATTGGTATGGGTGATGACGGGGGTGGTGTCAAGGGCAATGTGGTTAGCGTGGCAACATTAGTCCCGTGGCGTATGCCCAATCCGGGTTGTGGTGTATCTTGTCGTGGCAGACCCGGCAGACGGCAAGGAAGTATGTAGCATCAGTAAGGCGCGACTTCCATCGCCCACGGCGATGATGAATATCCGTAGAGGGGTGAACCTCACACACTTGGCATCGTGGATGTATAAGGATGTATTCCTTGCGCACCTGCGTATAGAGTTTGTTTTCCTTTTGCCGGGACTTGCTGACCCGTCGCATTGGTCGATGCGTCTTTAGCGTATTTTTGCTACGCAAGGGTGAACCAGCGTTCAACTTTTTGTGTGCCTGCATTGGTGATTTACGCTTTAGCGGGGTTCGCTTCATTCGTCTGTTGTCGTTTTATCCGGGCTTGTGGCAAGGGCATATTTCTGCGGATTTTTCCTGCGAACTTGGAAAAGTCTTGCTGTAGCCTTTTGTTTTTGGGTGTAGGATGCTTTTGTAAGTCGTTGATACGCAAGCACTTGCAACTATCTTTAAATAAATAAACTTTCGTATCGACAAACTTAATTCCATTTGCTCTAATGATTTCACTCAACCACGACATATGAATAACAACACGCCCGATAATTCCACCTCCACTAACAACACGCACAACAATATGAACACGCCCGCCATCAACACCGCCCTCACCGCCTTCCTGTCCTGCAAGGGTCAGTTCGCCTCGGTGACCTTCAAGTCCAACCCCAAGCCCGCCGCGTCCTCCAAGGGCGTGATGCTGGAGAAGGTGACCACCGGAGTCTTCCGCGCTGGCATCAACTTCGCCAACATCTCCTCGGTCAAGGAAGGCATCGCCTCTAACGAGCGTGGTGAAGTCCAGCCCCTCGCTTGGGGCGAATGGGTTAACTTCCCCTTCGTCATCGCTCACAAGGGCGAAAACTTCCTCCGCTTGACTGTCGCCTCTGGCAAGGTGATGAGCGTCACCTTCTCGGTGAACGGCGTAGAAGTCTCCCGTGAGGAGTTTGAAACCCACCTCATCCCTTCCGCTCGCTCGGAAGCCAAGGCTGACAAAGCCCCGGTCGAGGTTATCACCATCAAGGAAGCCAACCTTATCTCCTTCAACGGAGAGGTTGCTTAATCAAACCGGGTGGGGGCGAAAGCCCCCGCCCACTTCCTTGAAAACTTTTCTCTACCACTTCTTTATGTCCTTCTTCCTTACCTGCCTGTTCTTCCTTACGCTTTGCGCCGGGCTTCTCTGTGCCATTGTCGCCTCGCTCTAATTTCACCCACACCAAACCAAACCAAAAAACACATACACAATATGAGTCCTATCAATAACATCCCGGCTGTCCTCGACGAGAGCGACGAACGCCAGACCGACAAGTTCGACTACAGGGTCGAGCAGGTTCCGTTCCACCTCCCGGACGGCACTCGCACCCGCTTCCTCGCTAATGTCCGCACGGACAACAATGAGGTTCTGGGTTGCGTCACCGAACGCTACGAAGTCTGCCAGAACTCCTACCTCTTTGAAAAGTCGGAAGACTTGTTCAAGTCGAAGGGCTTCTCCAACTTCACCCGCAAGGCTGTCGTCTCCAAGGGCGGTGCAAGGGCGCGAGCCATCTACGACTTCCCCGAACTCGGTGCGCGAGTCGCTGGGCAGGACTTGACCTTCCGCCTTAAGGTGCAGAACAGTTTTGACGGGAGCCTCCGGGCCTCATTCCTCACGGGAATGTTCCGCCTCATCTGTTCTAACGGCCTTGCCATCCCGGTGAACGCTATCGGTATGACCCGTAAGCACACCTCGTCGCTGGATATGGAGTTCGTCTCCCGTGGCTTTGACTCGGCTCTGAAGACCTTCCAAGACGCTGTCCCGGTGCTGTCCGCTATGTCTGACACGGCTCTCACTACCCCGCAGGGCATTACTGTCCTCGACAATCTGGTGAAGCGTAAGGTTATGACTGACCGCCAGAAGGAAGGCATCGAGTCCGTGTGGAGCAATCCGACTTACCACGAAGACCGCCAGAGGAACTTGTGGAACTTATACAACGCCGCCACGCAACACCTCACTCACCGGGTCGAGGGCAAGCGTTTCGAGTTGGCGGAGCGTGTTAACTCCGGCATCCTCCAAGCCTTCACCAAGGCGATGCGCAACGGCAACGGCATCCAAGACCTGCTCGTCAAACTGAACTGACACGAGCGACACGAACGGCTGGGGGCGAAAGCCCCCGGCTTTTTTGTCACAAATACCCGCTTGACATTCCCAAGCGTTCGCTTACAACATTACCAAACGATACACGCATATGAAACCTACACCCAAAGAAATTAAGCAAACGCACAAAGTCTCGATGACTCTTGTCGTATACCTCGATGTCAAAGCCGACAGCCAGATGGAAGCCCAGAGCATCCTCCGGCATAAGGTGCAGAACATCGCGGCTACGAACGCCGACCTTGCTTGCTACGAACAGCGTAAAGCCCCGTGGGAGGGAACGACTGAAGTCCCGCTCCCGTGAAGCACATTAAGCCTATCACGGCACACAGGGACAACCTTGAGTGCTGGGGAGTCATTTGCTCCTTCAAGACCCTTAAGCCCGATGAAGCCCGGCTGGTTCGCGCTACCGCAAGGGCTATCGCCCACGGAGATATGGAGCAACCTGTGCGAGTCCGCTTGACGGACACCGATGCCAATGTCAGTCTCATTCCCGACACGACCATTCCACATATCACACGATGACTATCTTCAAGTTCAACGCCAACACCTCTGCACCGCTCTCCCCGGTCAAGCCAAGTTTGCTGGTTAACCTTACGCCTCCCAAGGCAAGCACGACTATCCTATCGGGTGATGACTTCGTCACTATGATGCGTGAGGGCAAGATGCCCCTCCCGGATTGCTGGCAACATCTGTCGTCCGCTCGCTTGATGGATATGGGCTACCCAAAAGTTCTCTGGTCAAAGAAATACAAGGTTAAGTATGTCATCCATCGGATGAACCAGAAGACTTACGACTCGTGAGTGGGCTAACCACCCTCTCATTGACATTGCGCAAAGAGAGTTCCGGCTTGCGTCGTAAGACGGCTACCGGACATTGACTCCTCGATGGCTCCCAAGTTTGACAAGAAAGATTACTCCGAGGAGGAATTAATATCCGTCCAAAGAGTGCATCCCAAGTTTTTATGCCCCAACTGCGGTGGGTATAATTGGGACAACCAAAGCGTTTTTCAAACGCCTCCCGGAGCAAGACTGTGGCGTGGGGTTAGCATTTGTAAGGGCTGTAAGGGCAATGTGAATTGGCTTATCGACCCGGACAGGACGATTGAGTTTCAAACGCCCAAAATGCACAGACCTATCGGGTTCTAACTGTGGTGCGTCAGCCGAAGTCGGCGTAGTCCGTAGTCCCGGCTTTCTTAAGCCCCACGGCTTGCCCAGAGCCATCCCGACCCACCACGAGGCGTATGGAGTCGCTTGCGCCCCTTGAGGCAGTCACGGACTTGTCGTTGACCGATACGACCTTGTAGCCCCCTTCTCCGCCCAGCGTTAGGCTGTCGCCCTCCAGCACAATAGACTTAAGCGTTGCTTCTGGGTCGTCCCGCAAAAAAGCCCCAACATCAAGCCGGGGAGTTTCGTTGCCACCAAGCCCGTAAGCCATCTGAAACCTTGACCTATTGCTGTCTTGTTCTGCGGATGCTGGTCGGGTAGCCCCTCCACGCACGGACATTCCCATAGAACGGAAGTCTGAACGAGCCACACGACTCGTGGATGAGGAATAAGACCGGGCCATCAGTTAGCGTTAAGCGTAGTAAAGCCCGCCCTTGGTTTTGGGTGCTTTGCGCCACGCATCAATAACTTCCGGCGTTGTTAATTCTGGATACTTGCTTTTCTGTCTGTCAATTATGTTTTGATGGTAGGCGACACGCTCATCGTTGCGACGGATTTCTGCTTCGGTTCTTTCCCTGCCCACCGGGCCAGCCGCCGTGCGGAGAGTCCGAATAGCGTCTTCATTGTTGGCGACAACCTTGGCTCGATTTACAAACTCGCCGTCATTATCCAAGTCTGCTCCGGGTAGGGGCTTTATTTTGGTAACTCTGAAGGACTTTCCGTCTGCCTCATTCGGGTCGTCATAATCCGTTCGGCTTCCATTTAGAGTAAACTCTGACTCAAAGGCTACCCGGTATATAAATCCGTCGGAAGCCTTAACGAAAGCGTTCAATCCAAAAGTTTTGCTTTCTCCGTCTGGGTCGCGCTCGTCCCCAAACTTTTCATTAATGTAATCAAGGAACTCCTCTTTTGCCCTGTGAGCGGCTTCTTCCAGATTGTCATACATACCACCCACATCGGTGTTCTCTATGAACGCCATCACATCATCGGGGACGGAGCCGGACTTCAGTTCGCTGACGCGACCAAGTCGCTCATTGGGCGAAGTGGTTGAACCGGAAGGCAAGTCGGAGCGGACGCTGTTTGCGCTGGAGGATTTGTTGTATGACCGGGCCATAGTCGTGGTGAATTGTCAATCGTGCCTTGCGTATCGGATAAGGCAAGCAAACTTCGTTGAGTAGTGCGGGTCGAACTCAAACCCAAACCTACCATACCAAGCGATAAGAGCGTCTTTGCTCATCTGCAACCCGGCTGTTGCGGGGCAGGGCATCGCTGTAAGGCGTATGGGGACTTTGTATCGGTCGGCTATCTCTATGACCCGGAGCATCACCATATAGCCACCACGACGCTCCAAGGCACGCAAAGCGGTAAGGATAATGGCTCCTTGATGCAGACCGACAAGGACTTGACCTAAAGTAGATACGCCGTCTACCTGTCCAGATACTACGACAGCCCCGTGTGCAATTGTGCTGGGCGAACCAAGGGTTATCAGTTCGCGCTGGAGTTCCCGGTCAGCCGTAGATGCCACGCTGGGAGGCGACGATACGCTCCTTCAGTTCTGCGTCCATACGGGCAAACGAGTTTTTCTGGACAATAAGCAATGCGTTCTGCTCCTCCGAGGATAGGCCAGCGGGTATCCAAGTATTTACGGCCAAGTGTTTTTGACCCGATGAGTCTACAAACCAAATCACGCTTTCAAACTTCTGTTTTGCGTTGTTGTCTTCCCGGCGAATGCCTTTCACCAAATCATAATATCCCCGTGCGGCGAGGATGGCAATAAGCACAATGCTGTCGTAAAGTTGTCTGGCGGTCATTGCGTCAAGCATAGGGCCGGGAACAGACCGCGTAATAACTGTGCGGGCAAGGGCAAGTTCCATACCGCTTGTCTTGATGGACATATCAAGCCCCTCAAAAAGAGCGTTGATGTCCGCCACCCGGTTTAAATCTACGGCCATTTTTTCGGCCTGCGTAATTCCAAACTGAAAAACTTCGTTTGGGCGAGACGAGGATGTGATAGGGTCTGCCATTTGTATTTGCGCTATGTCAATAACAAGGGGGCTTGCGCCCCCCGTTTAGTTACTTGCCCTTTTTGGTATCAACCTGTTTGACGAGGTCGGCAGGCGATACACGGCCCTTCACCGGGGCGGAGGGAGGCTGTCCCTTGTTGTTTGTTGTGGGGAGGTCGTATCGGGTGCTTGTGCGGTCACCGGATGTGTTGGGGTTTTTAGGTTTATTGCTCATTGGATGGGAGTTTTGGTGTAGCCGAGTTTGTATTTGATGTCAAGGGCTTCGATAGAGTCGTTA